ATTGTCATCTTCGGTCAAAATTCTTCTCCTTCAAGGCTTGCTCTATGGCACGAGCAAAATCAATCCAATCAATGCTCATCAAACCATGTTCTATGGCTATATCGCACATAACTCCATCCGTCAGCCCTACCCATGTGCGCTCTGGCTGTGTCAAGGCTTTGCGGATAATTTCCGTTGCCCCATATTCGCAATTTCCATCAATTTCCGCTGTTTCCAACGCCTCCAGCGCCAACTTTAGCACTTGTCGTTTACGCCATCCAGTCATTTTCTGCTCCTCAAAGGGTAAGGTGGAAAGGGCCAGTTATCAGGCCAATCTTTAGTGCTCATACGCGCCCCCTTGGAGTGGCCAGCAGCCACTTGTCGCCAAGGAATCGAATGATTCGCACCCACTGGCGCTGGTAATCGCGTTGACCTGGATACAAGCTACGCACTTGGGTTAATCTTGATGTGTTCATTTGGTTGCTTCCTTTGTGAGTAATTGACGATATGCGTCAAGTGCAACACGCAAGTCTTCACGCAATGCCTTGATTTCTTCTTTTTGCTCTAATATTTTTATGCTTGCTGCTTCGGCAAATTTAGCAAGGTTGTTTTGCTCCCATGCTTGAAAGCTAGTCATGGCCTTTTCCCAACCTTCAATAGTTCTAAACGCTCACGGCTAACGCGCAAGGTGTTGTATCGCTGGTGGATTCTTTCCAGCATAGACACACGCTTGTGTTGATTGCGCTCCTCATTCAATAAAGCCAACAAATCGGCTTCGGTGTAGTTCGGTAATTCACTCTGAAATTTTCGCCATGTCAGCAATTTTTTTCTCCAAATCGGCAATTTGTGCCGTAACTTTGTTGTAGGCCCGTGACGCACTGTTGTTTGTCCGAGTTCGAATAGCTAGTTCCGATTGCGCGGCCCTTAGCTTGGCTTTTAGTTGAGTAAGTTTTTTGTTCATGTTGGAAAGTTTATCACAAATAAATTATTTCTTCAACATCATTCCTGATGCCGTGCCTGGGTCAATCACTAACCATCCGTTTTCATGTACTTCAATCAGCTTGGCTTCAATCAACGGCGCAATAAATGAACCGCTAACCAAATCTGGTTTGACGGCATCGGTAATGCGCTTTTGTTTGGTTCCTTCTAATCCGTTTTCTTTGCCATAGTCAACCAAAGCTGATCTGGTGAGATATGGCAACCCACCTCGATCTTCTGCGCCTGATGTCCACCATGCTTTTTCAAACGACACAAAGCCTGCGTTTGTTTTCTTGGCGTTTTCTGGCGCTTCGCCTTTAACTACCACTGCACTAGTGACCTGATCTCCATCCTCATCAAACCAACCAGGTATTGCCACTGATTCAAGTTCAACATAAACGGTATGTGCCATCTCAGCATCTTTGCTTTTGCGCTGGATGATTTCCATTGGTTTGCCTGGCTTACTTGGCACCACGCTAATTTCAATGTCTAAAGCGCCGCGCCATGCGCTAGAGCCTCGGGCACGGTGTTGTGCTTCATCAGACACGCCTGTGTGGTGAACCAAAATGACGGTGCAGCCAAACTCTTGCATAAGCGCAGCGCAGGCATCTAGCATGGTCTTGGCGTCTTGGGCACTGTTTTCATCACCAGCCATAAATCGGTGTAAGGTGTCTACGGTAATTACGCTTGGCTTGATCTTAAGTGCCCTAACTGCCTCCACCACCTTTAAATAACCTTCGGCAGTGTTAAGGTCTACGCCCGACTTGCTAACCCACATATTGAGACTGGTAACGTTGTTATGGTGTTTCCATGCCGCTATGCGTGAGCGCAGGCCGTGATGCCCTTCACCGGCCAAATACACCATGTTGCCTGCCTTAACTTTGTGGCCAAACCAACTTGCTTTTCCACTAGCAATATGCAACATCCAATCAAGGGTGACAAAGGTCTTGCCGCCACCGCTAGGGCCATGCACCATCACTAGGGCTTGATCTTGTATCCAATGCTTTACAAGCCATGAAATGGGCGATGGTTGCTCTGAAAAGCCATCGGCATGGATTAGGTAGTCTGTTGCTATTTGGGGCTTTAAAAGCAGCGCCAAATCGTGCCCTGTTTGAACGTAATCATTGGCATCACCTTCAATTGGCGGCATTGTCATGCGAACCCCAAATTTAGCACTGGCTTGCTCTGCATACCGTTGGCCTACGCCACTTGCATCATTGTCGGCAACAATGCAAATATCCAATGTTGAATGTGCGGCTTTAAGAATTCCCGTCACAGGCACCAAGTTGCTGGCGCTATACGCCACAGCGCAAGGCTTGCCCGTTGTTTCTGCAATGGTGGCTGCTGTTGCAAAACCTTCAGCGATGTAGAGTGTGTCGGCATCGTCCAAAGTGCCAAGCATCCAAAACATGGAACTTGTTTGCCCACCAGGGTGATATTTCTTGTCGCCGTCAGCGGCAATGTATTGAATGCTAGAAAGTTCTCCGTTTTCGTTGTACAGAGGCACCATCAAACGCCCGTCACCTGTAATCCGTGCGCCATGCGTCTTAATGACTTTGCGCTGTAGGTACGGATGTTCAGGGCTTGCGGCACCAGCTTGTGACCAAATCAAATCTACAGTGTTGGCAGCAACCTCGCGGGTCTTTGCTTTTTCTGCATCGCGCTGCGTTTTGGCTTCAGACAATCTGCGAGATTGCGCCATTTCCTCTGCAACTGTCAGGCTACGCCCAATCTCAGCTTTCCAAGTCAACTCAACGCCTGATCTCCAGCAGCCAAATCGCCCTGCGGGTACGCCATCATTAAAAATAATGTACCACCCTGGCTTATCGTGCCCACCTTCACCTTTTGTTCCACTGTTAAATCGGTGCAACTTGCCATCAAGGTGTAGCGTATCTGGTGGCTTAAGCCCTGCACCAAGCATCGCGTCTTTAAGTTGTATTTCAGGGGCATCTACATGCTTTTCTGCTGGTGGTGACCAAGGGCCACCAAGGATGCTGGAGAGGTCTGCCATTTATTTTCAATCATTTGTTAAAAAGTTGTTGACACTGTATCACGAACCTGTGATATACTGCAAGCACGCTTCGAACTGAGTCCAGACGGAAGCGCAAACAGTAAGGAGAAAGCCACATGGCTATATCGTTAAAACGTACCAGCGGCCTAGCAGCCAACGGTGTCAAATTGCTTGTCTACGGACAGGCCGGTGCGGGTAAGACAAGTCTGATAAAGCACTTGCCAAATCCAATTGTATTGTCGGCTGAAGGGGGTCTGTTGTCCATTCAGGATGCTGATTTACCCTACATTGAGATTGCCTCAATGGATGATCTACGCGAGGCTTATAGCTGGGCTTTGGAGTCCGAATATAAAAGCATTGCGTTAGACAGCATCAGCGAAATTGCTGAAGTTTGTTTGAACCATGAAAAGAAGGTCAACAAAGACCCTAGAGCCGCATATGGTGCTATGCAAGAGCAGATGGCCGATATTATTCGGGCATTCCGTGACATCCCAGGCCGTCATGTACTTATGACCGCCAAGCTGGAAAAGACTCAGGATGAAATGGGGCGGGTGCTGTATAGCCCGTCCATGCCAGGCAACAAAACAGGCCAAGCATTGCCTTACTTTTTTGACGAAGTGCTGGCGCTGCGGGTTGAAAAGGATGCCGAGGGTAACACCCAACGCGCCCTTATGTGCGATTCTGATGGCTTGTGGCTTGCCAAAGACAGGTCAGGCAAGCTGGGTGCATGGGAAGCGCCTGACTTGGGCGAGATCATTGCCAAGATTGGCGGTGCAGCATGAAAGCCTCTGTTGGACTTATCGCTTTGTGGACAGGGCAGATCAAAGGAAATATGGAACACGTAGAGGCTATGTGCATCCATCAAATGGATGATGCTCAACTTGAACAGTTTGAAAAATACATCCGCGATATTGGTTACTCAATTGCCGCAATTACAAGACACATTAAACAAGTACAGGAGTCAGAATGACTTTATATCAACGCTGGATTGACGCCAAAAAGTTGGAAGTTGCTGCGGTAGCTGAGCGCCGCGAACTTGAAGACTTGATTAGCAAAGAACTTGCAGTTCCAAAAGATTTGGATAGCACACTTCATTGCGAGGCTGAAGGTTACAAAATCAAGTTGGAAGGCCGTATCAATAAGAAGATTGACGCCGACAAACTGCAAATGCTTGCTGCTGAAGCTGGTTTGTCTGAACACTTGTCTAGCCTTTTTCGCTGGAAACCCGAAATCAATGCAAAGGTTTGGAATGCGGCTGCTGAAGTTGTGACCGGCCCTTTGCTTGGTGCTATTACGTCCACCCCTGGACGCCCCACTTTCACAATTACTAAGGAATAATCATGGCTTTTTTAGACGAAGAATTTAGCGTAGACACGCTGCCCGTTGGCACTAGCAACTTTGAACCTTTACCCGAAGGTTGGTACAACGCTGCCATTACTGGTGCTGAAATCAAGCTGACCAAGGCAGGTGATGGAAAATACATTGCTTGCAAGTACACCATCACAGGCCCGAGCCACCAAGGGCGGGTTATTTTTGGCAACTTGAACATCAAGAATGCCAGCACCAAGGCCGAGGAGATCGGACGCCAACAGCTTGGCGAGATTATGCGAGCCATTGGTTTAGGTAAGGTATCCGACACCGACCAATTGATTGGTGGCAATCTTGGCATCAAGTTAACCGTGCGTACTGGCGAGTATGCAGGCAACGAGGTTAAGGGATTTAAGGCTTTGAGTAACCCTGCACAGGGTGTTTCTTTCAAGGCACCTGCTGCTGCCGCACCTACTGCACCTGCCAAGGCTGCACCACCTTGGGCTAAGAAGTAAGCAAAAAAAGACCCCGCTTTTAACGGCGGGGTCAACTACTCAACAGGAGAGAAACCATGCAGATTCCCGAACAAGAGATTACCATAACTTCATTGATTGACAAAGCCCATGAAGCACGGTTGGAGAAACCCCGCGCCCACATGGGAGCCAGCACTTTGGGCCACCATTGCGAACGCTGGATGTGGCTTTCGTTTCGGTGGGCTGTGCAAGAACAATTCAAGGGCCGCATCTTGCGATTGTTTCGGCGTGGCAACAATGAAGAAAACCAGATTATTAGTGACTTGAGAGCAATTGGCATGAGCGTGACAGGCACCCAGCGCAGGGTTGACTTTGGTAGCCATGTCAGCGGCAGCTTGGACGGCATTGGTAAAGGGGTGCCTGGGGCAATCAAGACTGAACACGTTTTGGAGTTTAAAACCCACAGTCTTAAGTCGTTCAATGACCTAGAAAAGAATGGCGTAGGCAAGAGTAAGCCCATGCACTTTACACAGTGCCAAGTGTACATGCACGGCACTGAACTGAAAAGAGCATTGTATGTAGCCATTTGCAAAGACGATGACCGCATTTATACCGAGCGTTTAGAGTACGACAAAGACCATGCTTTAAAGGCTATTGCCAAGGGCCATCGCCTAGCACTGACCGACCGTTTGCCGCCACCTATCAGCACCGACCCAACATGGTTTGAATGCAAGATGTGCGCGGGGCATGACTTCTGTCATGGTAGCAAGACCACCAAAGAGGTGAACTGCCGCACTTGCGCCCACATTACGCCATTGTCTGATTCAACGTGGCATTGTGCTAAATGGGATGCAATTGTGCCAACTGACTCTCAACTTGCAGGTTGTGAAAGCCATGTACTGCACCCTGATCTGGTGCCTTGGAAGCGTTTGGAAAGCCCTAGCGATTGGGTGGCAGTCTATGAGATAGATGGCCTTGGTTTGGCTAATGGTGAGCCAGGTGAGGGCGTGTACGGTAGTAAGGAATTGCTTGCTAATGCTGCGGCTTGCTCTGATCCTACTGTAAATAAAATCAGGGGTGAATGGGATGGTAGGGTAGTAGGGTGAATAATCAAGGGGAATTAAATGAGTTGGCTTTATTCGCAGGCGCTGGTGGAGGAATACTTGGGGGACATTTGCTTGGATGGCGAACCGTGTGTGCAGTCGAATGGGAACCCTACCCCGCAAGCGTACTGTGTGCCCGACAAAATGACGGCTTTCTCTCGACTTTCCCGATTTGGGATGACGTTCAAACCTTTGACGGAAAGCCGTGGAGAGGAATTGTTGATGTTGTATCGGGAGGATTTCCATGCCAAGACATCTCAGTTGCGGGAAAAGGGGATGGACTTGAAGGAGAGCGAAGTGGAATGTGGAGAGAAATGGCACGGATTATTGGCGAGGTTCGACCAAGATTCGCATTTGTGGAGAACAGTCCAATGCTCGTTACTAGAGGACTTGAACGAGTCCTTGCAGACCTTACCTCAATGGGGTATGACAGTCGGTGGGGAGTTATATCTGCTGCCGATATTGGTGCAAAACACAAACGAGAACGAATCTGGATTGTGGCTCACACCAACAGTTATGGATGGACTACCACCAAGGAATCCAGAAGCATTGGAACGCCAATATCAGAACAACAGGAAGGGCAGAACAACTCATGCGACTTTGAGGGAACAAGTTGTATATCCACCGCCCAAAGAGATGTTTCCAACGCCAACCATGAGAGATTACAAAGGGGCAAATGGATTCGAAACAACAAAAAAGAAAATAGCAGAGGGCTTGAGGGCGCACATGGGTCAACTTCCAAACGCAGTCCAACATTTGGAACAGAAGCCAATTGGTGGCACATTGAACCCAACTTGGGTCGAGTGGCTGATGGGGTGGCCGCTAGGGTGGACAGACTTAAAGCCATTGGCAACGGACAAGTCCCACTTTGTGCCGCAACAGCATGGAGATTGTTAAGTGTTACGTGACTACCAACAACGCACCATAACCGACCTTTACGCATGGTTTGAGGCAGGCAGTGAGGGCAACCCATGCCTTGTACTGCCTACAGGGTCAGGCAAGTCTCACATCATTGCAGCACTATGCAAGGACGCTTTGCAGTCATGGCCTGAAACCCGCATTCTGATGCTCACGCATGTCAGAGAATTAATCAGCCAGAACGCTGAAAAGATGCGCCAGCATTGGCCCAATGCACCGCTTGGCATTTACTCAGCAGGGCTTGGACGCAAGGATTTGGGGGAACCCATCACGTTTGCAGGCATTCAGTCAGTCAGAACCAAGGCCAAAGATATTGGGCATGTTGATTTGGTTATCATAGATGAGGCTCACCTGGTGAGCCACAAGGATGAGGGTGGATACCGTACTTTGCTTGCCGACCTAAAGGTTATCAACCCTAATCTGAGAATCATTGGCCTAACCGCCAGCCCGTATCGTTTGGGGCATGGCTATATCACCGACAAGCCTGCCATCTTTGATGCGCTGATAAACCCAACATCTATTGAAGAATTGATTTTTAAGGGTTATCTGTCTACCCTGCGAAGCAAGCTGACCGTCACCAAGCTAGAGGTGGAC